CCTTGCACAGGCGGGCGCCTACTCGTTAGGGCTTAGCTACCTCACCGGACTAAGGCCGACTGGAGCAGCCATCGTGCTGGCACGCCGCTGCGGCACCCCAAACATTCACTACATGACGCGAGCCGAGTTAGAGGAGGCAGAGCAATCTTTCCTGGAACGCTGCCACAGGTATTTCGAGAATTTGCATTCACAGCTTCAGGTTGAAGCCTAAGTTTTCATTCGTGTTTAACATTCGCCATTCATAAACCCAGTCAATAAACGCCATTCATAACCAGACTGGAACTGTGAAGGTCACCGGCCCATTCATGGTGCAAAACGCCATTCATGGGCTCTTCCCTTCTGCAGTCTCACTTGAGTCTCATGGGTCTCGCCGCTACTGCGTTGGTACTGATCGGGGTTGGCTTGGCACTGCGGGCGCTGGTGCTGCTGGTACCGGATCGTGAGCCTAGTGGGGAGACGCAAGAGAGCCGCCTGCGGGTGATCACAGGCGGCAAGCGGTGACGTGCTGGAGCGTATCAGTCGCCCGGCGGTGGGGCGAACTTGTAACGCCACCACTCCGGCTTGTGCTGGTGCTCTGCCAGCCATTCCGTGCGGGTTTGGGGTTTGATCGGCAGCAGGCAACGGGTGCGCAGCTTGCCGATGTGATCGTTTGCTTGGAGCTCGCTGGGGCTGATCATGGTTTGGCGGTTTGAGGTTTGCGGGGCTTGTAACTGGCGCGAGGTTTGCCGGCATCGGCGCGGGGTTTGCGTGGGGCGCCTGGTGGTTTGCGTGTCGTCGGCCTTGTGCGCGTTTTTTCTGCACTTAATTTCAAACCCGCTGGCACGAGATCGCTCGGGCAGGGTTCGCCACCATTTAGCAGCTGGCACTGATTCCAGTATGGGATGACGGATTCCCAAAGCTCCCGGATGCCTTCTTTGCCGTGGATCTCGTGAAGGCGCATCAAATCGCGCCACTCAACCTCCGAAAGCGTGGAACGTTCGGCGCAATACCGGAGATCGCGTAGGGCGCGTTTCTCCTGGCGCGTCATCTCGCGTTCTTGTTCGCGCTGATCTCGCGCGAGCTGCTGCCTTTCTTTCTGACTGGTGAACATAGGCTAGGTTTGCCGTACCCTGCAACAGTAGCGCACCCGTCAACCGGTGCCGCCCACCTAAAGAAGTGTAACAATAGGAAGGGTTATGGCTGGCGTTCTTGCCGCTGATGCTGTAGTGTAGTTCACGAGACCCCACCCTAAGGCTCAAACCATGACCGCAACCACAACAGAGAACCACGCTGCCGCTAATGCCGCTGCCTGGTGCGAGACAATCTTGTCCCAACTGGATCGCTTGAAAGCTGCCTGCCGCGAATCAGATGACGCGTATGAGGCTATTCGGCAGGAGATCCAGGAGTCGCCGCTAAGTCTGGCGGTGCGCAGCCATTGGGCTGACATAGGTGAACCGCTTAAGCCTGCCCAGTTCTGCGTCCTGCTGAGCACTGGAGGACCCGGCCTACGGATTGTCGGCGAACTGGGGCGCTTCAACTGCCCGGAGTCTGCCCGTATGGAGTATCAAGACTGGGGTACGCCGTGGACAGAGTACCGCGCGATTGGCTCCGGAGTGTTGGATGCCTGGGCCGCCCAGTTCTGGTGGGGAGACTGATTGGCACCCTACCGATCAACCGCACCGCTTCGGCGGTGCTTTTTCGTTGGCGTGAGAGGTTAACATGGGGCCAATGGGTTTGTGACTCTAACCGTGCCGGAATCTGAGGGCCAGGATGTAAAGAAAGAACCGCTCACCGTGGCGAACGATGAGTCGAAGCGGTGGCGCGGTGGTAAGGGCGAACAGGTGCGGATTGATGAAAGGGTGAACGCTGCCTATGCCTACATCTTGGAGGGTGGAACCCGTAGGCAAATCGCTGAAAAGCTTGCCACGCGGTTCAACACGTCTGTGCGCACCGCTCACGATGATTACGCAAAGGCAATGGTTCTCCTACGGGAGGAACAAAGTGCAACACGAGAGGATTTGCTGAACCAAATCCAAGCACTGCGCTTAGCTACGGTCACAAAAGCATTGCGCAAAGGTCAGCTGCAGACCGTGGCGATGTTGCTTAAAGACATGGGCGCGGTGATTGGCGAGGCCGCACCGGAGCAACAGGCAGCCGCTGCACCCACGCTGAACATCACGGTGGAAGACAAGCGCCAGGCTTGACGGCTGCCGCTGTTGTGCTACAATACGGGAGTAAGCTCACCACGCTTTCCTATGTCATCCCGTCTTCTCACCCTGGCCGCTGTGCTCACCGCTTGCGGTGTTCTCGCTATGGGTGCCGATAACGCAAACCAGCTGGCACGATGCGAGTCTGCCGGGCGATCGGCTGCAGAGTGCCGGCTAGTTGTGCTCGGCAGATAAGCTCTGCTGATGTTACAGAGTATTACAGTAAGGCCCGCCTAGCGGGTCTGCTGTGCTACAATACTAGAGTCCTAAGGGAAACCACCCCATGACCCGCACCGACTGGCTCAACATCGCTCGCTGTGCCCGTGAGCGCCGCATCGCAGAAGGCCTGCAGGGCCATTGGTCACACTGGGAGATGCCTCGCTACAGCGAACTGGTGCTCTCCGAGTTCCACGCCCAGCGCCGCGCTTCCACCGCAGGAGCTTGAGCTAGTGAACATCACCGACCGCAGCTCCAAGCCCGAGATCATCTCTGCCGCATTGGAGCTCACCGATCACCAGGCCGCGACTATCGAACGGCTACAGCAACAGCAGCGGATCCTCTGGGCCGCGCTGGCCGCGCTCACCGCTTGGGCGCTACTCTAGCACACCACAAGCCGGGGGGTAACCTCCGGCTTTTTTGCGGCGTGTGCGGCACCCAGGGAACCTACTGACATATCCTCAATTTCTTCTACTGTGCTAACCTAATCTTCTACTCACCTACAACCCCATGCTGACGCTCGCCCTTCTGCTGGCACAAGCCACCCCAATCACCAAAATCGGCAACTCCTGCCCATTCGGCTACATCAGCCAAGGCGGTTACTGCACACCAAGTGCTGCACTGGAACGCCGCACGCAATCCATCACCCGCACGAGCGACTCCTGCCCGTTCGGCACCTACAAAGCGGGCAACTACTGCACATGGACACCCCGCTATTGACGGGGGCAGGGGTTCAATTCCTGTAATACCCTAGAAAGTACCCACCTACATCAAAAATGCCCGACGCTGCTGGAGCACTCACCCTTCGTTACGCCCAAGGTGAAGTGTTTTCCAGCCGAAAACGCTTCAGAGTATTGGTAGCGGGCCGCCGATTCGGCAAGAGTTACCTGTCATGTATCGAGTTATTGCGTGGGGCGATCGAAAGGCCGGGCGAAACTTTTTTCTATGCCGCCCCTACATACCGGATGGCGAAAGACATTGCCTGGAAGGTGATGAAACGCCTTGTCCCAAAGGCTTGGATCAAGGCAAAAAACGAAACGGACCTCAAGATCGAGCTGGTGAACGGCTCAACGATTGAGTTAAAGGGCACCGAAAACGCAATGGCATTGCGCGGCCGCAGTTTGGCTGGCGTCGTGCTCGACGAAGCGGCATTTATGGACAGCGAGGTCTGGTTCGAGGTGATCCGCCCCGCCCTCGCTGATAAACAAGGCTGGGCATTATTTATTTCCACCCCGGACGGCACGGCTAGCTGGTTTTACGACCTCTGGTGTTATTGCGAGGAAGGCGACAAGGACTGGCAGCGGTGGCAATTCACGACGATTGACGGCGATAACGTCCCACCGGAAGAGATTGAAGCCGCCCGCGCCCAACTCGACCCGCGCACATTCCGCCAAGAGTTCGAGGCCAGCTTCGAGAACCTCAGCGGCTTGGTCGCCATCAGCTTCTCGGACGACAACATCGACAAGACGGTCCAAGATCTCGCCGTTCTACCCCTGTTGATTGGGGTGGACTTCAACGTGGACCCAATGAGCGCGGTCTGCGCGGTGAAAAAAGGCGACGTGCTCTGGGTCTTCGACGAAATCATCATGACCGGCGGCGCCACCACCTGGGACCTGTGCGAAGAAATCCAATCCCGCTACGGCGTGGAGCGCCGAATTATTGCTTGCCCGGACCCAACGGGTGGCGCCCGCAAAACCAGCGGCGTCGGCGCCACTGACCACAACATCCTCCGCAAAAGCGGTTTTACGGTTTCCAGCCCCCGAAATCCCTGGAAAATCCGCGACAAGATCACCTGCGTCAACACAGCACTACTGGACGCATCTGGAACCCGCCGCCTGTTTATCCACCCAAAATGCAAGGAACTAATCAAATCCTTACGCACTCTTACCTATGCCCCAGGAACCGGTCTCCCCAATAAGAATCTCGGCGTCGATCATGCTTTCGATGCTCTTGGCTACCTGTGCCTACAAACTTTCAACCTTGCCAAGCCCGAGAGCCTCGGTAAAACGTCCTATCGTGTGTGGTAAGCAGCTGGAATCCTATGCCCGGACACTACAGCGACAAGGACAAACCTAAAAAAGGTAAGAAAAAGGTCGAAAAAGTGATGTCAGAGTATAAATCTGGCGCACTTAAGTCGAGCTCGGGCAAAAAAGTAACCAGCCGCAAGCAAGCCATCGCTATTGCGATGAGCGAAGCCGGCATGAGCAAGAAAAAGAGGAAGAAATAATGGCAAAACGCGGCCTCTACAGCAACATCCAAGCAAAACGCAAGCGCATTGCAGCCGGAAGCGGCGAAAAAATGCGCAAGCCTGGCACTAAGGGTGCCCCCACCGCCGCTGCCTTCAAAGCAGCCGCCAAAACCGCCAAAAAACGGAGGAAATAATTATGGCAGCCCTTGCAATCACTGCCATCGATCGCTACACAAACGTGGTCGAATACACAGGCGCCACGTTGGACGCCGTAGACGAGTGGATCGAGGTGCCCGCCCACTCAGCTAGCTACACATTTGCGGCCACTGTTACTGGCGGCGCCAACTTCACCTTGGCACTGGAGTGCAGCTTTAACGGAAACGGCAACTGGTTCACAATCGACACCAGCAAAACAATTAACTCTGACGGTCAATACGTCTACTTTTACGACGGCAAACCCGCCGCAAAGATACGTATGAGAGTTGCATCCATCAGCTCTGGCACACCCAGCATTGTTCCCCACATCGGGGTTGCTTATCACGGCTAATGGCAATCCAAACGGTCAATGGAGGCTGTGTTCACATCGAAATTGATGCTGAAGACGGCCTCACCCATGCCACTTTCGCCTTCAAAACACCACAAAACCCCGAAATCATCGGCGGCTTCGTAACAATGTTGACCCAAGGCATCGAAGTACTGGTGCCAATCACCGATCCTGACGACGAGGAGGACGACGATGATTGAAACCAAGTGGTGACTCTCTGCCAAAATAAGTACAAAGTAGGAGCCTAGCCGTGGTCTACAGCGCCAATATCCCACCAACTGGAGCTGTAGTCAGCGAATCGCCATTCGTTCGCAGCCTGGACGTAATTGCGATGATGCCCGACTGGAGCGTGATGGCTGCAGTCACTCGCGGCACGAACTACATCCGCGACTTGAGCGAGACATATCTGCCGCAGGAACCACGTGAGGATGACGACGCTTATCAAACCCGCGTCGATCGCAGCGTCCTCAGCCCCTACACCAGCCGCCTAATCGAAACTGCCGCTGGCGCCATCCTCCGCAAACCCATCCACATTGAGGGCGACCCCTACTGGCTGGAGCTTGCGCAGAACATTGACGGCCTTGGCTCCAACATTAACGAATATGCCCGCCGCGCCCTCGTCAGCAGCCTCACCTTCGGGCATAGCGCCATTTTGGTGGACTACCCCGCAGCAATGGGAGCACGAAATCTTGCTGAGGAACGCGCCCAAGGCCGCCGCCCCTACTTCGTGCACATCGACGCTCCCCAAATCTGGGGCTGGCGCCAAGAGAGCACCATGCCTGGCTCTCCTCTTACTCAAATCCGCATCCACGAGTACACAACTCGCCCGCTGAACGAGTTCGGCGAAGAACAGATCGAGCAAATGCGGGTGATCTACCCCGGCCGCTACGACTTGTACACACTGGGTCAAGATGTCGTTGAGTTCAGCGAAACAGGCGACTACAGCTTGCCTGATATCCCAGTGGTGCCTATTTACAGCAACCGCCGCGGCATGTTGCGCTCCCAGCCACCACTGCTGGACATCGCCAACCTCAACATCACGCATTACCAAAGACAGGCTGACTTAATTCATGCGCTACACATCGCCGCCATGCCCACCCTCGTTCTAGAGGGCTGGGATGACACGACTGGTTCAGCAACGATGGGCGTGAATTACGCCATTGCCATGCAACCGGGCAACAAGGCGTATTACGTGCAGGCCGACGCCACCAGTTTCGACGCGCAGATGCAGGAACTCCAGTCACTGGAGGGTCAAATGTCCACGCTCGGCGTCACCAAGCTGTTCGGCCAGAAATTTGTCGCCGAATCTGCCGAGGCCAAGCGGATCGACCAAGCCCAAAGCAACAGCGTACTTTCGATCATCAGCCAAGAACTAGAAAGCGCCCTAAACCAAGCCTTCGCCTTTGCCGGCCAATACGTCGGCGTGGAACCTCCCGAGATCACGATCGACCGCGACTTCGACTACTACCGCCTGATCGGCCAAGACGTTTCTGTACTGACCCAACTCAATCAGATGGGCAAAATCAGCGATGCGATGCTGCTGGAAATTCTGCGTCGCGGCGAGATTCTCCCCGACAACATCAACATCGAAGACGAAGCAGAAGCTGCCCGCAGCGAGATGGAAGGCCCCGAACTAATCGAGGCGAACGAGAATACCGGCGAGGATGACATGAACGCTCGCGCCGAAATGAGCCCTGACCGCGTGGACCGCCTGATTGAACTGCTGTCTCGCTAATGGCCACCCAATCCGAGCAGCTAACGCTCGCCCAAGTCACAGCACTGGTACGTCTGACGCAACGTGTTGATGCGCTCAACACGATCCACTCGGGCGACGGCCCACCACGCGCCACGCTTGGCACCGACGGCGACTGGTACATCAGCCTTGACCCGCTCACGATTTACGGCCCCAAAACAGACGACGACTGGGGCGAGGGCGTCGAACTCGCCACCCGCACACAGATCACTGGTTTGACGGTCGGCGGGGCCTTACCTGGTGGTGCAGGCACGTCCGCAACGATCACGGTTGGGACCACCACTACCGGCGACGCCGGCACTGACGCCGCCGTCACTAACAGCGGCACAGAATCTGCTGCTGTATTTGATTTTGTTATCCCCCGCGGGGCGACCGGCGCCACGGGCGCTACTGGGGCGACAGGTCCTGAAGGCCCACAAGGTCCGCAAGGCGAGCAAGGTATTCAAGGTTTAACTGGCCCACAAGGCGAGACAGGTCCGCAGGGTCCCCAAGGCATCCAAGGTATCCAAGGCGAACAGGGCATCCAAGGCGAGCAAGGTTTACAGGGTGAAACCGGCCCGCAAGGACCTCAAGGCGAAACAGGCGCCACCGGAGCCCAAGGCCCACAAGGCACTGCTGGCACTGCCGCGACTATCACAATCGGCACGGTGAACACTGGTTCAGCCGGCACCAACGTCATTGTTACCAACAGCGGCACCAGCACTGCCGCAATTTTGAATTTCACGATCCCCAAAGGTGATCAAGGTGATCCCGCCTCAACAGACGATGGAACGTACTGATTCTTCTGTTGTAAACTAATACTGTCCAAGTAACACACAACCGTGCCTGAAGAACAGCAAGCAGCGGTCGCTCCTGTGGAGCCCACTGCCCCTCAGCCTGTGGCTGAAAGCTCAGATTTGGCCGCACAACTTGAAGCATTACGTGCGAAAAACCAAGAACTGATTGCCGAACGCCGCAAGGACCGCGAGAACCGCGAAAACCTACAGAAACAGGTCGAAGAACTACGAATTGCGCAAGAATCCGCCCAAACCGCCAAGTTGGCTGAATCAGGCGAGTTCAAAACCTTATGGGAACAAGCGCAAGAAACAGTTGCTGAGCTCAAGCAACAGTTAGCCGCAAAAGAATCCGAAGTCGAGCAAGTTCGCCAAGGATTTACACAGGAGCAAGTGAAGTCCGCCGCAATCGCACAACTTTCACAGGCTGGTGCACTGGCACCGGATCAGCTGTATCGTTTACTTCAGGAGAACCTACGCGCCAAAGAAGGGCAGCCTGTGGCTGTTGTCGGCGGCGTCGAAGTTCCGGTTGGTGAATATATCGCCAACCTAAAAAACCCCGGCAGTGGTTACGAGCATCATTTTGCAGCTACGAACCGCGCCGGCATGGGTGTTACGGGTAGTGCCCGTGCCACCGCCCTTCCCGGCCAAAGCAATCCCTGGTCTAAGGACAGCTGGAACATCACTCAGCAAATGATGATGCTTACCAGCGACCCCGACAAAGCCCGGTTGTTGAAAGCAGAAGCCGGTATCAACTAGCCCCTGTGGGGCGACCTCCGCAAACCCACCTAGGAGCCCACAATGGCTGCCATTTCTGAAAACTATTCCGGCGGTACTTTTTTGAGCGATCTTGTCGCTCGCCCGGAATTTCTTCAATACACCTCTGAAGGCATCTTCGAGCAATCGAAGTGGATTCAGAGCGGCATTGTGCAGCGCAACGCTGCTCTTGACGCACGTGCCGGCGGCACCCGCGTCCGCGTGCCTTTCTTCGACCCCATCAACCCCACCGAAGAGCAAATCCTCTCTTCGGCCGCTTGGGGAACCTCTGGCGCTGGCTATCTGACTCCTCAGAAGTCGACCGCCGACGAGCAGATCATGACGATCCTGCACCGTGGCTTCGCCTACGCCGCAGACGATCTGAGCAAGCTCGGCTCGGGCGCTGATCCCCTGGCACACGTCCGCAATCAGCTGACCGCCGCCATCAACAAGCTGAAGACCACCACCCTGAAGAACCAACTGCTGGGTCTTTTCGGTGGCATCTCCGGCGCTGGCGTACTTGGTCCCAACCAAGTTGACGTGACTGGCACCACCACCGCAACCGAGGCGAACTACATCTCGGCTGCCAACGTGATCAAGGCCAAGAACGAGCTTGGCGAGCGCGGCGAAGAGCTCGACTCCATCGCCATGCACTCGGCTGTTGCTTATTACCTGCAACAGGTCGGGATGCTGACCTTTAGCACCTCTGCCCTTGCTGCCGCTGGTGCGGTGACTTGGGGTGGTGGCGGTGTGGGCGTGACCCAACCTGAAGTGGCGACCTTTGCTGGTCTCCGCGTGGTGATCGACGACCAACTGACCTATCTGACCGGCGGTACTGCCACCCACCTGGTGAAGTATCCGGTTTATCTGTTCAAGTCGGGCGTCGTTTCCGAAGGTATTCAGCAGGATCTTCGCCTTGCTGCAGACCGAAACATCCTGTCCATGCAGGATGTGATCGCCGTGGATTACCACTACGGCTACCACGTGACCGGCACCAAGTACGCCAGCGGCACCGACAACCCGACCAACGCCGCTCTGGCCACCACCGGCAACTGGAACCTGGTGTACAGCACCACCAAGATGGTGCCCATCACCCGCCTGCTGGTGAACACCCCGTTCGACACCTCTGTGTACGCCTGATCCTCAAGCGACACAAAAATGGCCCCCGAAAGGGGGCCTTTCTTTTTATCAACCTTCGCCCTGAAGCCGCATTTCCTCTTGCCGCTGGAACACAGCTTCAGAGTCAATGGCCATCTTGTACGACTGCAGGATGAGCTGGTTCACGAGCACGTAGGAAACCTGCAGCTTTTCGCAGATTTCGGGCACATTGGCGCCTTTTTCCCGCAACGCCTTAATTTCCTTGGCTACATCAGCCCACTTCCTTGGTTTGGAAGTGTCAACTTTCTTCTGTTCAACTTGAGTGACCGGCTCTACGCTGGCCTCAACTGCCGAAGTTCTACGCGGGGTCATGAAACGAGTTCGCCTCTTCGTACTACAGGATAACTGTCGCAGCTTTGTTGACGTTCCTTACGGCGTTCAAGCTGAAGCCCAAGCCGAACTGGAAATGTTTGGCGCCAAGGTTTACCACTCAATGGTTTTAAGCGAACCACCCAAACAGAGGAAATCACGCACTGGCGCTAGACTCAAACAAAGGATGTACTAAGCCGTGGCCGCTGTCATTGACGCCACTCTGGGTGGGGCTTCGGCCAACTCGTATGTGACGCTGGCAGACGCTGACGCCTATTTCGAGACGACGCCGGACTCCACCAACTGGGACGACAAGACCAACGACCAGAAAAACCGCGCTTTGATCTCTGCTACTCGCTGGATCGACGCGTTGAGCTTTTACGGCGACCGCTGCAGCGAAACGCAGGCGTTGAAATGGCCCCGCGAGGACTACAAGGTTGACGGCATTGAGCTTGCCTGCACACTGATTCCGGTCGGCATCGAGATTGCCACCTACGAACTGGCACGAGCCCTCGCCAACGACACCGACGCCATCACCGGTAACACTGGCACAACCGGTATCTACGACGAAGTGGAACTGGGCGAGTTGAAAGTCAAGTACAACAAAACCAGCCAGACCAGCGGCGTCATCAACAACGTCTTTGACGTGTACCCCTGGCTCCAGACCTATCTCGGTCCTTACTGCATGGGCGGCGCTGCTAACTACGCCGTCCGCCTATTCCGGGGTTGATATGGGCCTAATCGACACCACGTTCGCCCCAATCCCTACTGCAGTCTTGGCTGACTGGGGCCAAAACATCACGTACATCAAAACAACTACACCCCGCACCTATAACCCAACCACTGGAGCGGTCACTGGTGCCGACACCACCGTCACGGTCAAAGCCGTCATTACGCGTGTCACACCTCGTGAGGCTGAAGGTCTGTACCAAACAACAGACCTCAAAGTCATCATTGGTGCCAGCGAGCTTGGCACGTACTATCCAACCGAAGCTGACCGCATCCAGTACCAGCAGGATGGAGCAACCCGCGAAGCCAAAATCATCGCCATTACCACCTATCGCGGCGACAACCCGGTCTACCACTCCCTAATCGTGAGGCCCCAATAATGGCACGCAGGCGTAATGATTTTATGAAACTCGCTGAAAAATTAGAAGCGGCAGTATTGGCACCTCTAATTTTGGGGGCAGCACGTTCTGCACAAGGAGTTGTGAAAGATTTACAGGAATTAGGTCCGGCATGGTCCGGCGAGTTTTCTAATTCATGGGAAATAGCGAGCGAGAGCAAGGTTTCCAGTGGTAGTGGCGCCCCTGGCGCACCGCAAAGAATACTTGCGCCCATTCTTAGTCCAAAAGAGTATAAGTTTAAGCCTGAAGTAAAGTATTACATCGCAAATAAAGCTCCTCATGCCGATGTAGCCCTAGACTTGGTTGAGAGTTCTTACAGATACCCGGGCTTCGAGCCTATTAAAGAAGCGGAGAGGGGCAATCGTATTTTAGGTATTCGTGGCGATCTATCGCTACAAACAAATGGTCCTAATAGACGTACAGCGCCACTTGATTGGTATACAACGTATTTGCGCGGTGGAAGAATAGACAAAACAATAAGCTTATACATGGACCAAGCACTGCGCAATGTGAAGCTATGAACTACCAAGCAATTCGTGCCGCCGTCGAAAACCCACTCCTTTCAGCCTTTGGTGCTTTGGTACCAGCGGTGCCCGTTTATTTCGACAACATCACAGCAGTTCCGCCTAACACAACCACAGAGTACGTTCGCGTCAATGTTACTTTCGGTATTACCAACGAACCCACGCTTACCAGCAGCGTTGACAACGCACGTGGTGCGATTGTTATCCGTATTTTCACAGAAAAAGGCAAAGGCCCCGCTCGTAACCAAACTTTGATCACAACAGCAGTTAATGCCCTAGAGACACTTAACGACTCCGCCAAAACAACAAGCGGTGTATTCTTCCGCGTTGGTGAAATCAACGGTCCCACGTTTTCAGCAACAGAAGAAGCCCCTCATTTTGTGGGGCGAATCGACACGTCCTACGTTGCAACTGTGTTGTCGTAGGTAATGCTTAGTTACAGGCGCTAACCTGTAATAAGCCGGGCAGTGCCCGCCCCATAACGTTCCTTTGGTACGCCCTATGGCCACCACCGTTCTGTCCGGCACGTCCGGCGCCCTCTACTACAAGCCCGCCGGCACCACCGGCACCTTCGGTGAATCTGGTGTCGATACTGCCACCGATACGATTACCGTCGCTCCTTACCTGAACTTCAAGGTCGGCGATCCCGTCCAGTTCAGCGTGGTGAACAGCCAAACCGGCGGCGCCGGCAGCGGCACCCTGCCTGCTGGCCTTAGCTTGGCCACTACGTATTACGTTATTGCTTACACCGCAAACACTGGCGCACTGCAAGTGTCTGCCACCGCAGGCGGTTCTGCTGTCGACATTACTGACGACGGTACTGTTGCTGCTCCCAACGAGTTCCAAGTCGCATACGCTGCTTACGCCGTTGTCGGCCAAGTCCGCGACTGGAGCTTTGAGATCAGCCGCGCTGAAATCGACGTAACCACCATCGGTCAAACCCCTGGCCAGTACGTGCCTTTCCGCAGCTACATCAGTGGTTTTGGCGATGGCACCGGCACCGCAACGGTCTACATGACCAACGAGGACGCCGCCCTGTCCAACCGCATGATCGAGGACGTGCTCCAGCGCCAACAGACTGGCGCTGCCTTCAAGCTTTACACCGATCGCGTGTTTAGCGGCGGCACCTTGAGCGAAAACCTGAGCCGCTCGATCGCCTTTGATGCAGTACTGACTTCGGCCAGCCTGAACATCAACCCCGACGACGCCCAATCGGTGACCGTCAACTTCCGCCCCGCCGGCACCCCAACCTTCGACTTCAGCACTTCCGCCTGATAGTCTGCTGGTGCAGTAGGTTCAGCAACCCCGGCCACACAGCCGGGGTTTTTTATTTCTAGTCCGCTACACTAGTCCCATACCCAACGAACTGGTATGCCCGTTCCTGTACGCGCAATCGACCGTCTCCGCAAGGCCGCCAACCTGGAGCCGGTCAAGAAAAAAGTAGAGCTGTCCGATGGCAGCACATTTGAAATGTGGGTGGCACCGCTGACGATGGCCGAGCGCGAACGCGCCCAAAAGCAAGCCAAATCCGATGACGCCAACGCTTTTGCACTCCAACTGCTGATCGCCAAGGCTCTCGACGAATCCGGCACCAAGCTTTTTAGTACTGGCGAGATCGATGTGCTGAAGAACGAAGTGAAGGACAAGGACCTGCAGGCTTTGATGCTGGCGATCCTGACCGACGACGCCGAGCCCATCGACCCAAAATCCTGAGCGCCGAACTCCGCAAGGACAACTGGCTCATGCTCCAGTTTGGCGTTGCCAAGGAATTGGGCCTAAGCCTTACCGAAGTTCGGACGACCATGACCGCCGAAGAACTACTCGGCTGGAGCGCCTACTTCCAGATCCTCAACGAGGACCAACAGAAGGAAATGGAAAAGGCCAAACGCCGCCGTTAACCCGGCGGCTTTTTTGTCGCGTAAACTGAGGTACAAAGGTATCGTGTAGCTTCGTGGCCAAGTACACCGCCGATATTGAGATTGCTGTACGCGGTGGTCAGCAAGTAGACGGGCTTATTAAGAGGTTAAACAAGTTAAATAACTCTATAAATGTAGTAAACAGAAACGCGAAATTACTTGAAGGGAAAAATTTTAATGTAGCCAGCATGGAGAATTACTCCAGGGCTGTATCAAAGGCCGAAAGAGCCTTACGAAAAGCGGCCGAGGGCACTAAACAAGAATCTGATGCAGTTACAGAACTGGTAACAGCCATAAATATTGAAAATAGGGCACGTGAACGTAGAAATTTTCTTATTGCGCAGGAAGTAGCTAATCGGCGTAAAGTTATTGCCACTGCTAACGCAGGTGTTGGGGTACAGGGACCTTTGGCGGCGCCTGTAAAACCAGGGCGCGGACCAGCTTCAC